CAATATTATGTCGGCTTCGATGCTGGCCACGTCGAAAGGCATTGTCGCGAACTCCGGCTTGATATAAGTCGCGACGACAACTGAAAGTCGATCCTTGATTGTCGCGAGCTTCTTTCCGACGACTTCGCCGATTCGCTCGCGCTGCGCTGCGCTCTCTTCTGAATGACCCCAGAAGAGCGGAAGACCGACCGTGATCTTGTCATGAAGATTCTGGATCGCTGACTTAAACCATTTTTTCACAACCTTGATCCATGTGAAATTATCAGCTGAGATCGATCCTGTGGACTCTCCTTCATGGCCGACGATATAAGCTCGGAACTTCGGCTTCGGATCGTCGCGCTTGATCTCCTGAATGATAGCCGGAGAGATCATTGCCATCATTTCGTTTTGCGCCATTTCAATTAAACGAGCGCTGACGAAATGCAGATAAGGAGCGTTGAACTTCTTGTCTTCGAGATAGAGCGCAGAGAATTTCATTTTTTCTTTTTGTCTTTGGTCACGTCATCGATAATGCCATATTTGCCTTGATGCATTTCGTGAGACGTCATCGATCCGCCTTTGTACGGCTTGATTTCATGAGTCTCGAAATCGTATTCGAGATCTTTCAAAACTTCTTCAGCGGAAATGACTTCGACTTTTTCATCATCGGCCATCGCAGATTTGTCATGAGAGACAACGATCTTCTGCTTGCCGACCGGCTCATCTGGCGGAAGCTCGACGTCGCTCGACTTCAGGATCTTGTCGGTATCGTCAATGATGGCTGGAGCTTTCGGCTTGTCTTCGACATCGCTCGGCTTCAAGATCTTCGGTTCATAGCCGGTCTCTTTTTCATCGATGACTTCATAATCAGCGGCCGTCTTTTCTTCGGCTGCCGGCTGCTCCGGAGCAATTTTCTTCTCGGGAGTTTTCGGCTTTGTTGTCTTTGTTACCTTTTTGGCCGGTTCTTTCTTTTCGGCTTTCTCAGCCGTGTCTTTCTTGGTTGCCATTATTAACGCTCCTTCATTTCTATCTAATAAAATAAGCGATGCGAATTTTCTTTGTCAAGTCTTTATTGCATCTGAGCGCCTTCAGCGGCGTCGATAACCGGCGGCTGAACTCCAGCATTCCGAATCGCCAGTTCGTCGCGTGCGGCGTCTCTCTCTGCCGTCAGCTGGTCTTTCTCGGCCTGATTCTCATCGGCCTTTCCGAGTCGCGTCAATTCCTTCGAAGCATCGACGTTCGGAACCTGAGAAAGCAGATATTCGATCGAGATCGCAGATGCAAGATAAAGCGGCAAAAGAACTTTTTCAATATGAAGCCATTGCTCTTCAGTCACAACAGGAATTTCAATGTCAAGCTTTGAAGCATCGAGCTTCGTCAGCTGCGAATATTCAAAATACATTGTGAAAGCTTTCTCGAGCAGTTCCTTATAAGTTCCTTTCCAGATCACGCGTTCTTTGTCCGTGCCGGCATTGACGAGTTCTCGCGTACTTTCGCCGGTTGCTCGATTCTTCAGGAGATCCAGGAGACCGAGGAAGTGAACCGGAATTCCTGTCGTTCCGGAAATGATCTTGATCTTGTCGATGATCTCAGATGACAGCGAATTGATTCCGCTCATGTCCGGCCCGATGACTGACAGCTTCGACTTCGCATGGATGAAAGCTTTCTTAATGTTCATGCGATATTCGTCCATTGCCTTCGCAGCGTCAGCGACGCTTTCCCAGTCTTCGCATTCAATGTCGAAGATCGGCATTGCGAAAACGTGATTGATCTCGCGCCAGTCTCGCAGCGCCTTTGAGACGTCATCGATCTGTGTTAAGCATTTCATGATTTTCGGCTGCGCCTGGTTCGGGTTCGAGATCCGGCCGCCGAACTTGTTGTAAACGAACTCCTTCGGATCAAGAACTTCTTTCTCCGAGTCCGATTTCGGCTGCCAGGAAAGCGACGTATAATTCATATAATCATTCTTCGGCGTCGTGATTTCATAGCTCGTGGCAAGCCAGGATATAAAACGGACTGAGACCATTTTTTCATATTTGCCGTTTTTAAAATCCTTTGCATCTTCGAGCGCGAGCTTCAGCGCGATCTTTCCTTCGATCTCGGCTTCCTTTGCAAGCTCGACCGGCATTTCCTGATCCAGCTTATTGTATTCGAAAAAGTCGTTCGCAAATTCGAGTTCGGCCTTCGCCTTGCGCTCTGTCGTGTCTTCGGCCGTGACAACTTTGATTCCTTGACCGATTGTGAACGCTGCTCGAAGATCTATGATCGAACCGGTGAGAACGCATCCCCATTCGGCGCTTCCGACATATTTGTCTTCGATCGCTTTGACGGCCGTCTCATAAGTCCGATATTCGTTGCCGACATATTTCTTTTTATTGAGATCCGCGATCGTTATGACCATAGCTTCGCGAGTCTTTACAAGTGACTCGATCTTCGCGACCGTCTCTTTGAATTCTTGCGCCGACAAAACGACTTCACTCTTTTTGATTTTTGATTGCCGCATTTAAGATCTCCTTCAATACATGTCTTGTTGACTCAGCATAAACCGAGCTTTTTCTTTTGTCCGAAGAACCGAGAAGATCCCATAACGAACGGCGTCCATTCCGTGATCGTCGAACTTGGCCGGTTCATCGAGCGGTTCGCCGTTGCGATCCTCTTTCCATTTATACGTTTTGAATTCGTCATTAAGCTGCTCGTTCTCGTCGCAAGTAATAAGCTTCTGAGCTTTGACAAAAACAATCCCAGCATAGACCGAACCTTTATGGCTGACGGCTGCTTTGCAGTTGAAGCCAGCACGCTTGACTTCTTCGATGTCGCCTGGCGCTGACGGATCTGCATAAATAGGAATTTTCTTTTTGACATTCTCGTCTTTCATTTTCTCGATCAGCTGACTCGTTGTCAAATGAGTTTCGAAAATAATTTGCCGAAGATGAATGACCTGGTCTTTCACGCCATGCCAGATCAACGCGCTCGGATTATTAAAACCGAAGTCCAGACCATAGAACTCAAGGTCATATTCTTTCGGATATTCTGAGAACGGAATGATCCTCGGATGCTGGTATATAATGCCGCGAGCGATCGACCAGATCCCAAGCTTGAAGATCTTCGTAAGAACCGGATCGTCGATCTGATCCAGAAGTTGCCGGTAACTATTCCGAACCGCATCGATCGGATTGTCTTCGATCGTCGAATGGTGAAGGAACGAACTCGCAACCGCGCCTTTTCCGGTATAAGCGTCATCAATACCTGTGAAGAATCGCCGCTTGATCCATCGCGCTCGAGCTTCATCCGGATTGAAGGTCATCATGACTTGATGATACGTCTCGACTTCTTCACGAAGACAAAGGTCAATGATCGTAAAATCGTTCTGCGTGAATTCTGTCGCTTCTTCCAGCCAGACGCCGGTTATTCCTTTAATCGATTTGATCTTGTCCGGATCGTCAAGGCCATCATAAACGATGACATTCATCCGGCCATCTAAGCCATTGAAAGAGATCTCGCGCTTCGTCTCGTTGTGATTGTAATTGATGCCGGCTTCATCGAGCAGCGTCAGCATGACTCGAGCGACGGATTCACGGCAGCGAGAGCGAACCTTTCGCATCATTAAGAAGCGATGATTGCTTTCGAACATGCAGCGAAGGAAAAGCTTTCTCGCAGCGAATTCGGATTTGCCAGATCCGCGGCCGCCGTATAAAACTAGATAACGATCACGGTTTTGAATAAGCTCTTTGAAACGTGTTGAAAAAAGAAGCTCAATCTTCCGCGTCTTCTGGGCCTGTTCCATTTGTGTTGACATATTTGATTGTGAATTCTATCGGCTGGCCATCGACTCCTTCAAGGCCGAGTCGGAATCGCTCTTCAGCTGCAAGACCTAGATGCTTGAACAGCTTTTCGAGCGCGTGAATCTTTGAATGAAGCTTAAATTTATATTTGTCATGAACGATGATCTGCGTTCCGTCAGGATTCTCGCGAATGATCCGGTCTTCTGAGATTGACTCGATTGCTCGCGATGCATGCTCTGGCATTTCTTCAAAGGTCTTCGTCGTGATCTGACCGTCTTCGCCGATCTCGACATAATGCGCAATGTCAGAGAAGCCGAGAAGCGCGATCTCTTGCAAGACTCGATCGGCCGTGATCTCGGTTCTGTATTCACGAGCTTTGATCTCCTTCAGAATTCGCTCTTGGATGAGAGGTTTTGAGAGGTTCTCAGAGCCCATTCTTTGCGCTGTCTTTTTTGAATAGCCGGCTGCTTTGGCTGCTCGAGTCGCATTGAAGTCGACCAGATATTCTTTGCAAAAGATGATTTGTTTCGGCGTGAGATCTGCCATCGCTTATTTATTATTTATGAATTGCTGATGAATCGTCAAGCGTTCTTTATGTTCTTTGTTTTTAAGATGCCATCGATTGTGACGAATTTGACGATCTTTCTTTTCTTATAAATCTTCGCGAGTTCAATCGGAATCCATTGACGTTCTTTTCTGCGGTGAGCGCAAGTGTTTCGGCAATATTC